CTACGCTCTATACGCTGCAAGCTGCTACAACGGCTTCTGTGGCCTTTAACGACGGCAACACCGAATTCTACCTGCTTGGTGGTGGCGGCTTTGCTGATAGCGTGATCGTCACTTCTCAGGCCACCGCTTCCGTCACTTCCTACTTCCAGAAGGACGTTGATGGCACTGTCTTCATTCCTAATAGCTTTGATGAAGCTTTCCAGGTGATTGCTGCTTCACGCTACGACAAGAATCATGAAGTGTATGTGGAGATCAATAAGCAACTGGGCGTGAGTGGCAGCACTTACTACTATGACCGCGTGGCATTTGCTGCTTGCGTCATGAACTACAGTGAGAGCTATCCTGCTGATAACCTTGTTGAAGTGACTTTTGACTTGACCAGCCGTGGTCGCATTGGCATCCACCAGAATGCTGAAAACACTGGCACTATCATCCCAACTGCTCCCAACTAACTTTCTTTGCCATAGTTTCTGTTAGCCTTCCCTTACGGGGAGGCTTTTTATTGTGAACATTGCTCAATTGCGAGACATTATTACCACGCTTCTAGGCGCCAGTCCCAATTTGATTGGTTCCTATACGTTGCCTGATGGCTCTACCATTCCTGCCATTTATGTGGTGGGCAGACAAGGCGTGCCTCCTGAGTTCAAGGCGCAAGGCTTGGAAGTGGCCATTCAAGAATTCCCTCGTCTTAATCCTCGTCCTGGCGTGGGCATTTTTCAACAGCGTAAAGAATGGTCAATGGCTTTAGTGGACTATGACACATCATCCAATAAACTGAATGATGCAGCACAAAGAATCAGCCGACGATTTCCTGACGCACGCTTTTCATTCATGCCAGAAACTGACGTGGTGTATGGTCAATATCGCGTGGTCATTCCCGATTTGGAAATTGGTCGCCTCATTCAATGAAACTGCTCAAAAGCACTTGCGAGAAAGTGTGGTTGTTTGATTGTCAAATTAAAGAGGACCACATTGGAGCAGGACTAGCCTGTTTTCTTCCCCATAGTCCCTCTCATGCTACCTTCATGGTGAAAGACAAGACGTACAAAGCTCAATTGTCTAGCAAGGCAGTGGACAAGCCTGGTGCGGTCAGTATTATCAATGCTAGACTTCCACTGTTTGATTGAAGACCATGAGCAAGTATTCCGAGTTTTTCCTGCTAAGCAGTGCTAAATACTGTGAGTTAAACGAAAAGCTCCGCCTGCGTTCCTATAAAAGCTGGCTTGCTGAGGAAATGTGGTGTCGTGAAGCTCAAGGCAAGAAAAAGGCAAAGTTCACGCTAGAAGTGATTCGCTTGGCTCGTAAAATTGCCAAAGTCAAAGGCATTGAAGAAGACGAAGCTTTTCAATTGTTGCAAGCAGGCGGAGAGGATCGCGAAGACTTGCTGAAAGAATTTGGCGATGAAGTGAATGGCATTATGGACCTAGCTCCTTCTAACAGGGAACAGTTTGAAGAGCTTGTCACTTTGTTTTTCAGGAATCGCGGGGAAGTGATGGAAGGTAAGAAATGGACTTCCACTTCTGACTGGAGCGACGAGGACACGCAAAAGCTTCCTGCAACTATTTTGACCGCCATTGAGCAATTCATGGCAGATGAAGAAGTCAATGGGGAAGAGACCGTCGAGGAGGACGAAGATGCCCCAAAGTAAGCTTGGTGCAAGGGCTAGAGCAAAACTGTGAGCAAACTTTAGAACGCTCCACTGATTGGACTGAAATTTACACGCAGCTCATTCACCTTGGCATTTCCGATCCATTGTTCCATGCTGAACGCTTTGGCTTGGTGCCCGTTAAGTTCTTAAAGAGCGTTAGCGAAAACTTAATGAAGCAAAAGCAGCAGACTATCAATGCTGATAGCGTAGCAGTAGCAAAATTAGCTTGCTTAGTGCATAGTGCATTAGGCGGAAAACGAAGCACAGTGTCCCTAGAATCGTTCTTGCCGTTTGAAAAAGCGAAAGATACGAGCGGATTGAAGGAATCTACGATTAGTGCAATGAAGTGGGCAATGAAGAATGAAAAGCTTCCGCCTGCCGTTGTAGGCATAATTGGGCCAGAACTTAGTTAGACTCAACCAAAATACATTGCGCGATTGTGCCTGTTCAGGACAACATTAGCAATCGACTTGTCAAGCTTGAAAGAGCCTTTGGAAGGGTTTTTCAAGAGGCAATGAATTGGGCTGAGGAGGATTTCCAAAAGGAAATCCAAGCCGTGAAGTGGGGATGGCCTGGAATCACCATTCGCAAAAGTGGCGAAGAAGCTGGTATTAAAAGGAACATCGTGGACTTAGGAGGGCTAATGAGCAGCCAAAAGCGTGAAAACATTGGAGAAGATAGAACCGTCTTTGTCTGGACGGGCGCAGATGAAAATGGCTCTGAAAAAGCTTACGCCTTGGAAGTGCATGATGGTTATGTTTCCAAGGGAGGCAACAAAATGCCTGCGCGTGCTTTTACTGACAATGCCATTCAGCAACTGCCTGACATCGTTGAAAAACTACTGGAAAGGGAGGTGAAGGCAAATGGCTGAATATATTCTTGGTTTTAACGCCGAAACAGGCGCTGCTATAAGGAACATTGATGGGCTAAAAAAAGAAATTGCCAGAGTTACCAAAGAATTCAATAGTGCAGAAGCTGGATCTAGCGAGTTCATTAAATCGGCTTCCAACTTAAGCCAGTTAAATTCTGGACTAAGGACTGCTCGCAGCGCAGTTGTTGACCTAGACAGAGCATATAAAGATCTGTCTAATTCTATTGCAAGTTTCCGCTCTGGAATGGGGGCGCGAGGCGCTATTCCATCATTAGCAAGCCCAATACAAGGAAGCATAGATATTGCGGGAAGTCCCGAATACATAAAGGCCCAAGCAAGAGAATATGAACAGGCTTATCAAGATTTGCTACGAGCTGCTGATACCAGGGCGCGTGCCATCGCAGAGTTTCGCTCTGGCATGGCAGAGCGAGGTGCTATTTCTGGCGTGGCAAGCCCCATCCGTGGAGGAGCTGACATCATCGGCAGTCCCGATTTCTTGGAACCATTGTCATTAGGGCGACTGGAAAATCGACTTACCAGACTGAAAGAAGAAGCTCGCCGCATTAATCCCGATAGCGATAAATGGCGAGCCATTAACAAAGAGGCCATTGAATTAGAGCGTGGAATTGCCAAGATTCAAAAGCGTCAACGCCTTGGTCCTACCATGGGCCAACGTGCAGGAGCAGCCGGTGGTGCCTTCCTTTATGGAGGAGGCCTTGGCGGTGGCATTGGCAGCGCCCTGGGAGGCATTGCAGGCGGCCTAGCAGGAGGCGTGCCCGGCGCCTTCACTGGTGCAGCATTGGGTCAGTTGAGTGACAATATCGGGCAAGTACTAGGAGCCACTGCTAGTTATACAGCAGAAATTGACAAGCAGCGCATTGCCCTCAAAAACGTCACTAAAGACGTGGCTGAATATCAAAATGCTCTTGCGTTTATTGATAAAACTAGCAGGGATTTGGCTATTCCTCAGGATGTATTAAACAAGCAATTCACTCAACTCTCTGCTTCCGTTATTGGCGCTGGTGGTGATATAAACTTAGCCCAAGAGGCTTTTATTGGCATCGCTGCAGGTATTCGAGGAACCGGCGGCTCACTAGCTGATATGGAAGGAGCCTTGCGGGCCACGGCTCAAGTATTTAGCAAGGGCAAGGTTAGCGCCGAAGAATTGAGGCAGCAAATTGGCGAAAGGCTACCTGGTGCGTTTACGCTTTTTGCCAAGTCAATGGGCAAGACGCCGCAGGAACTAGACAAAATGCTGGAGCAAGGGCAAGTCACACTAAATGACTTCATGGGCTTTGTTCGTACTCTTTCTACAGAGTACGGAGCTTCTGCCTCTGAAATTGCCGCCAGCTCTCAAGCCGCTGGAGATCGTCTTGCCACCACCATGTCAAGAATGCGAGAAGCAGTTGGCAGGGAATTACAACCATTGGGAGCACAATTCCAAGAAATAATTGCAAATGCCGTGGCCGATAACGAAGAAAATCTTGTGGCATTGGCCAAAGCTTTCTCTCAGGCAGCACAAGCTATTGGTAGCTTCATTGGAAAATATGGAGAACTAATTGTATCACTAGGATCTGCTGCTTTGCTTTTTGGTGGCACAATTCTGGCCGTCAATGGAATTAGCGCTGCATTCGCGGCCATAGGACCAGCAATTGCAACTGCTTCTACAGCAATCGCAGGTTATGGCGGTGTAATGGCGACGTTGAAACTTGCAATAGCTGGACTGGGAGGTCCAATTACGCTGACCATTGCAGGCTTAGTTCTTTTGGCCAAGGGCGTTTATGACACGAATGAAACGTTCCGTAATTTTGTACAGAACATTGGGGGCATTCTCGCCACTGATTTTAAGAATGCCGTAGATGGCATGGCCGATGATACTAGAACTGCAGCAAGTGAAATTGAAAGCGCATTTGATACGTTAAAGCAAAACTTGCAGCCCATTGGTAATTTTATTGAAAAATTCTTCGAAGATGTTTTTGGTTCCGTATCAGACGATGGGGAATCCAGTGCAAGTAATGTTGACAACGCATTTGCAACTGCATTTGACAACATCCTGTCTCAAGGTGCGGCGGCATTTAGTGGGCTGAGCGCTTTAATCGGTAATTGGTGGAACAGTCTACCTGCTCCCATTCGCAACATTCTTGCCGGCAATACTGCTTCCATATTAGTTGGAGCCGCTGGCTACGCAGGGGATGTTGCAAGTCGCGCCTCGGCCCCTAATGCACAGACTTCAGGGATGTTTGGAAAGTATATACCTGGCTCTTCTCAAGTAGCAATTCCCGCGAGTCGCGAAACCGAAAAACCAAGAATATTCCCAGGCGGCGGAGGTGGTGGAGCCGATGGCGGAGGCAGCAAGAAGGCTAAAAAAGGAAAAGAGCTTCAGGAATACATTCGTAACGAACAAGATTTCTTGCGTCAAATGGCGCAAATTGGCAAAAATCGCATTGCTTTAACAATGGGGTTGTCCAGTGAAGAATTAAGCATTCTGCAAAGCCAAGAGCAATTTAGAGCAAGCAATGCGATTAATGAAAGGCAGTATCTAGAAGATCAGCGCGATGCCGCCAAATACTCGATAGAAACGCGAGATCAATACTTGAAAGACATCAAAGAAAAATACGATAATGAAAAAACTTTAATTCAACAGCAGTTTGACCAGTCTGTTTACGCTCCATTGTTAACCCTAGAAAAGCAGTTGATAGGAGAAAATGAAGCGTTAGAAGCTTCATTGAAGGCGCTAAGAGAAGGAAGGACGGAATTAACAGCAGAAGAGCGCATCGGCCTTGAAGTCAACAGGCAATTGCAGGCACAGGCACAAGCAGGCTTAGAAATCACACCTGAAGTTACCAAGGCCATCCAGGATCAAGCGAAAGCTCAAGATGACTTAAATAAAAAGATACTTTACACAACAAAACTTAAAGCCCTTGAAAAGGAGGTCAAGCTCCTTTCAATTATTAATAGCGAAGAGCGCCGATTAGCAGAACTTCGCGCAGAGAATCCGTTATTTACAGAGGGACAAATTAAAAAAATTATTGATCTCGAAAAGCTCGAAAAAAACATTAAAGACGCTCGCGCTCTCATTGATGGCTTCGTCTCGCAAACTTCCAGCGATTACAAAGGCTTCCTGAAAGCAGTGATTTCTGGCGAAGATGCGGCTGATGCTTTGAAGCAATTCCAGGAAGGCTTGAAAGATAGAGTGTTAACCATCTTCCTTGATTTTGCCATGGCTCCTGTGGAGAAATTCCTAAAGGAAAGCCTTGAAGGACTGTTCCTGCCGAAAGCCAAAAAGGAAGCCGAGGAGCCGCCAAAAGAAGCAACGAAAGATCCCGTGGAGGCTACCAATAATAATACTAATGCAACCAATGCAAACACTACAGAGCTTAAGAATCTTACGACTGCCATCCAAGGTATAGCCGCAGGAACGAATCAATCTACAAACACTGCCTCTGCTTTGCCTAAAGGGTTTGGCATGTCTACTTCTCTTGGTAGCGCAATAAATGCTGCTGACTATTCCAGCGTTTTCAAGGAAGGCAGTCAAGCATTGACAGCCTCTTTAACGGGCGTGTTTGCAGACCTTTCGTCTGCTTTGGATGCAAGTGCTTATAGCCTTTCTGAATCAGCAGTGGATTACAGCGATAGCTTCAAAGACATTAGCGACAATGCTAAAGACATGGCCAAAAAGACTGGCGAGGCCGCCGAAGAAGCAGGCGAAAACGGAGAAGACATGCAAGAAGCGCTTGGCAAAACAGCAGCGGGTATTGGCATTGCAGCAGGGGCCATTATGGGCATTGCTGCTGGCCTCAGTCAAATTAAAAAAGGCGGCACTGCTAATGTGCTTGGTGGCATTGGCTCTGTTCTTTTGAGCGTTGGTGGTGCCATTGGAGGCATCGCCAAGCTATCCGCTGCCAATGGCGCAGTGTGGAAAGGCGGCTTCCAAGCCTTTGCAAACGGTGGCACTGTCACTGGTCCTACGCTTGGTCTAGTAGGCGAAGGCAAATACAACGAGGCCATTGTTCCTCTTCCTGACGGGCGTTCCATTCCCGTGCAAATGCGTGGCGGCTCTTCTCGTGATCTTCTAAATGCTCCTGGCTCTGCCTCTGCTGCCCCTACAATGCTTTCTATGAGCTTCCAGAGTACAACCATCAATGGAGTGGAATATGTGGATAGAGCGCAGCTAGAGGCGGCAATGGCAGAGACTAGGAAATCAGCCGCCCGTGATGGTGCTTCTCGTGGTGCTTCGCTAGCCTTAGATAGGCTTCAAAATTCTCCTTCCACTCGTCGCCGTGTTGGCATTCGTTAATCATGGCTGACTTTCCTTCTCGCGTTAGTGCCACTTCTCGCATTGACATTAAGCCTACTAATAGGAGCTTTTCTTTTGGCGAATACCCAATTAAGAGCTACCGTAGCATTTCTGGCGCAGTAATAAAAAGAGCTTTTGGCAATAGAGCATTTAATTATTCCTTGGAGCTTGAATTTGCCAATGTTTCTGATGCCATTGTTTCCGTAATTTTTGATCATTACCATGGTCAAGGTGGACCATTAAATGGCTTTCGCATTCCAGACACTTTGTTGTCTGGCATGGACAGTGATTTGGCTGGACGCATCCAACGTCCAGAAGGCATCTTATGGTTTTATGAAGCAGCGCCTGAAGTGCAAAGCATTCCTCCCGATTTGAACACTGTTTCATTTTCTCTCACTGGCGAACTTGCTTATCAATAATGGCTCTCAAAATTGTCCAATACTTTGAACTCACTGCATTTACGAGCGCAAACGCTGCGCGATCACTCGCCAACATAGACCAAGCCGATGGTATTGTGCAGAAAGGAGATACTGGCGCCGTTGTCCATCGCTATCAAAATTTCTTCATCAATCAACAAATTAAACGCGCTGGCAAGCGTTTTGACTTTGCTCCTTTCAAAATGGAAGGCACATCGTCTACTCTCGGAGGAGATAATGCTTTAGTGCAAGTGTTGTTTCCCAATGTGGAAGTGGCACTGCGTCTAGTTGAACAAGGCAATGGAAATAGACTAAGCCGCCTAGAGCTTACTACTGCCTGGCTAAATGAAAACGATGGGGAAACAAAAAGCATTGCAGAGCGTTTCTTGGGCATTGGTGCATCATTTTCGGAGACCACCATTGAACTTCGATTTAGAAGTGCCATGGATAGCGTGTCTGGTAAATTTCCCGCTCGTGCATTATCTCGCAACTTGGTGGGCATTGTTCCGCTTAATTCTGAACTTCGCCTTCAATAAATCATGACCGTCTTCAATGATTTAATTGGTCTTGAATATAAATGGGGCGCCCATCCATTGGACAGCAGCGGTTTTACAGACTGTTTTGCTTTAGTGATGGAAGCAAGAAGGCGCATGGGCTTGCGTGATTTCTATCCTGATTTCAAATGGGTGTATGAGGCTTATGGTCATGAAGGTGTGGGAGGAAGGCAAATTTTACGCTGGTTCTGGGACCATGGACAGCGCATTGATGGTGCTCGCGAAGGAGCAGTGTTCAGGACGATGGGAGCAAATGCAACAGGCCTAGCCTTGGCAGTGGTGATTGACAGTGATAGTGCTTTGTTGATTGGACCATCGGGACGAGTAATAGCCTTGCCGTTCGCTAAAGTGGCAGGTGGAAGATTCTATTGGGCTGATTGATGACAAATGAACGCAAGCTCATGCCGTATGAGCATCAGCTCATTGAAGCCCTTGATATTACGAAAGAAGACTATTTAGACTTTGTTGCACAACAACATGCCTACGAGGACATTAAAGAAGGCACGATTTTTGATGCGAGAAACGATATCGCAGCACCAATTGCATTGATTCTCACCATTATCGGCACCATCTTGCAAGTGGTGGCTGCTCTTCTTGCCAAACCAGAAGAAGATGGAAGAAGGCGAACTAGAGACGACATCTTTGCTCCTCGCACTGGTTTCAATAGCACTCAACAACTAGCCGCTTATGGCGACCCCGTTAACCTTGTCTATGCCAATTTAAGAAAAGATGGCACTGGTGGCGTAAGAGTGAACACTGCCTTGCTTTGGTCTGCAATAAAAAGTTTTGGCAGTAGTCAATACATTCAAATGCTTCTCTTGATTGGCGCTGGCGGTATTGGTCGCATTGATTATGAACGATCTGCTTTTGGGCAAACGCCTGTTCGTGATTTAGTTTCTCAAAACTACTGGCTGTATTTCAAAGAGAATGGCACTGGCGCCTTAGCTAAGCGCAACTTGTTTGAAGACAATACTAATGCAAAAGATCCAGGGGCTATTGGCGGCGCCGCTGATAGTCCTTATCGCGTGTTTGAAAGAAATCAGCTTTCTGCCGTTACGGATGGTTTTAGTAATGCCATTTCACCATCCACGTCAAATGCTTTTGGTATTTATGCCCCAGTGCCTCTCAATACCAAGATTGAAGTGCGCAATGAAAGTGGCAATTTCGAGAGGGTTACAGGTGGTATTTATGCCTGGACATTGGCAAACTGGGGGGAAAATAATCGCTTTCGAGCAAATGGCATTATTTCAAAAGGCGAGCAACTGCTCATTACCATTAAAAAGACAGAAAAGGATTACGATCCCATTGCAGAAGAAGAAGCTGCAGAATTCAGGAGAGCCGTCTCTCAGACCTTTGATAATGCGGGGGTGATGAAGCTTGGTTCTGCTCGTTTTTCCGTGCTGAAGATCAACACAGGGTCGACGGAAGAGCAGGACATGCGAATTGATCTCATTTGCACAGAGGCTGGACGGGCTCCTTCTGTTATTTACGACGCTGACGATCCCGTTGAAGATGCTCAAGCCATTGCAAATGGCGATCCAGTGTATTGGTCGTTGCGAGCAGGTACAGAAGCCCTTCTGAACGAAGACGAGCGAAACGGAGGTTTTGGTGCCATTACCACTCCGCAACAGTTATTAGATGATGGACGCATTTTTGCATGGCGCGAACGTCAATCGGGACTGTTTGGACTTCTAACAGCGTTACAAGCTGCAAGTATTTCTGACCGCCCATTGCTGGTATATCTTGAATTCAAACGAAACTTAACGGAAGACGAAAAGCAAACGCTTAGAGCATACATCAGTTACCAGCAGCAAATTGCTGATGGCACAAGGGCTGATGACCTCTTCTTTACGAAGGCTCTCGTAAAAATAGAAGTGGCGAAGTACGAAACACTGTCTCCTTGTCACATGGTAGATTTTGCCTTAAAGGGACAGGTGTGGCGGCGCATCAGCGGAAGACAGGAAAAATATGGCAGCAAAAGGTTTGGGGGGTATAACAGTTCAGATAATGGCATCAAGAAAAGAAGCTCAATGTTCTTGGTTAAATATAAAAAAAATAAAGATAAAAATTTTCGCTTTGTTAAAGGTATTTTTGTAGTATCAAGGGCTGCTGATGTAGACAATTTTGTGTATTTTCGTTTTGATTCGGGACTTGCAGGGCTAGAAAATCGCGAACATTGGCAGTTTGAAATTGAGCCGGTTCATGATTCCACCGCTGAATTTAACGCTCGCGATTTGACAGACGCACAAGGAAGGTTTCGCTTCTTTTATTTAGAAAATTCTGGAGACCCACGTCGCATTAGTGCTGCTAACACTGAAGATGACAAGTCTTCCATCATATTCACTGGAAATGTGCGAATAAGCAATAATAAGCTGCCTCCTTCAAATAACACTCCATATAAAACCAACGAATGGGACTTATTTAGTCACACTGCTGACACTCAGTTGCAAATGTCTTTTGATGACGGGCCAGAATTTATAGTGACGGCGGTGACAGAGCAAATTAGAACATCTTTTGATAGTAACTTTCCCAGGTTATATGATGACTTGTCTTTAATAGGGTTCAATATGTATTCAGGGCGCAGCGTGCAAGATTTGCGCTCTTTTACTGTCTTTGTTGAAAAGGGGAGACGTTCTCGTTTGCTTCGCACATCGGGAGAAGTTGATGGCATTGAATGGGGAAGTCCCTGTTTTGAATATTTGCCTGGTTACAAAAATGGTGACAGTCAAAGAAATCCCAAGATAGGATCAGACGCTTTAATTAAAGGCACTTCATATTATATAACGGACATTGGCAATACAAACTGGCAAGAAGCAGGCTTGCCTACTAATACTACGGCTGCAGTGGGAGAAGTGTTTATCGCCAAAGGGCCAGTAAGCGGCACTGGCAAGGTTCGCGCTGGTGGTTTTCCTAATACGGCTCCTGATATTTTTGTTGACACACTGTTGGATGCAAACGATGGCATTGGCAAATATGCTGGTGACCTCTTTTCCATTGACCTAGAACAACTTGCGCGAAGCAAAAAGTTTTGCGAAAAGAACCAGTTGTTCATGGATGGCGTGATTGCTGAACCCACTTCTTGGCGGCAATTTTGGTCTGAAACTGCTGGCTTTAGTTTGCTCGAACTGACCAAGCAAGATGGCAAAGAATCACTTGTTCCAGCCGTTCCTTATAACAAGCGCACTGGATCAATTGAGAGAAGCTTGCAAATTAGCGCATTGTTTAATCCTGGCAATATCTTGGAAAATAGCTATAAAGAAGAATTTATAGACTACGGAGCAGGGGCGGAGGATGTTGTTGTCACCGTGGTATATCGTGACAACGAAAGCGAAGGTGCATTTCCGCGCAACAATAGCGTAGATGTGATGTTAAGGGACACTCAGGAGGAAAACGCTTTCAGGGAAACCATCGACACTTCTACTTTCGTTACCAATCGCAACCAGGCTATTTTGCTAGGCAAATACCTTTGTCAAGTGCGGCGTCATTCTCGTCGCGCCATTGAATTCAAAACTTTTCCCACGGACAGTTTTGTTGCACCAGGATTCTACATTTATGTGGAATTTGCTCAGAATCAATGGAATCGCATTCAAACAGGCATCATTGGCGAAGGAGGCGAGTTGAATTTACCATTTGGAGAAACCATTAAAAATGGTTCTTATCAAATGTTGATTTACAATCCAGTGATGATTGAGAATAAGACCATCTACAGAGAGGCGGAGCCAATCGTTGATGGCGCGTCTGCCGCTTTGCGCAAATTTAAGGACCATGTGTTTGTACTTGGTCAAGTAAGAAGAAATAAGCGAGTGTTTCGCATCACGGAAGTGTCAATGGATGAGGAGGGCGAAGTGACCATTAAGGCAGTGGAGCATGGCACTGATGCTGATGGTCTGTCTTTAATTTCTCGTGGCTTAGACGTCAAGAACGATTTTGTTTCAGGGCTATTTCTCATCGACGGGAAAAGAGAGCAACAATAGTCTGTCTTCGTTAAAATGCTTAGAATAAAGACAAACGCTTTCTCGCGATGATTTACACTGGCAATAATGGGCGCATTTACATTGCTCGCTCTGTGGCTGCTGGCTTGCAAGGTACATTCACTGCTAATATAAGCGAAGGGCAGCGAGTGGTCAAAAACGATACTTATATTGTGCGCACCATCAACGGCGATGGTCGTGGAGCAAGAGTTAGGGCTGAATCTAGCATTTCTCGCACTAATTCTTCTAGGAGTTGCGTGTTTACTGTAGTTCGAGGAGGCTCAGGGTATCAAGCGGGAGACGTGGTGCGCTTTGCTTATCAAGATGGCTCAAACATCATTGACGTGACAGGCACTCGCACCATTTCATCCACCGCCACTAGGGGCGTGGATAGCGAAAGAGAAATTTTGGACGATCAATATCGCATTGCAAAAATTCGTAGCTGGTCCTTGACAAGCAATAGCGAAGTGGTAGAAACCACTGCTCTTGGCGATACGAACAAAAGCTTTAGCCCTTCCATCACTTCAGGAGAAGGCAGTGCCACTCTCATGTTCTATGAGGATGACATTAGCAACAGGGGCTTGGACAGGCAGAAGGACACTTTTGAGCTGATTGATTTGCTCTTTCCGCAAGACACTCCTCCTCGCGTGATTCTGAACTTGGCCATAGATGGCTCCACTTCTGGATCATCTGGACAGGTGGGTGGTAATGCTTTGTGGAAGACTAATTTTCTTTTTAATGCCTATATCACTAGCTCTAGCATTGGCGCGAGCTATGGGGAGGTGGTCACTATTGACACTTCATTCACCGTAGATGGCGCAATGCTAGACGTGCCTTACAAGCCAGGCGTTGTGCTTCTGTGACAGTATTTGCGGGCCACTATGGAAGCATTGAGCTTAAAAGGATTGGCGGCCCTTTCAAGCTTGATCTAGAAATTCGGGCTCAAGACATCAGTTCTGGGCGCAAGCGCTTTGCTTTTTCCACGAAAGAAGGCGAAGACATTCCATGGGCAACAATCACCACTGGCGATAGAGTGCGCATTGCAACCACTGATAATCGCGGACTGCCATTTCGCTTTTTTACTAATGTTGCCAATTCTCAATACATTGATGATCCAGGAGCCTCCGTTGGGCCGCTGGAATTTTTTGCCAATGTAGACACAATGGGTGCCATTCGCATGTATAGAAATTTTGCGGATGCCATTGCCAATCCCAACGCACGTTATCTAGCTGTTCCGCTGAGTAAAACAGCAGGCGATGCACCATGGCCAGTAACAGTTACGCTCCTTCCTGGTGCTTATAACACTCTCGGCAAAGTGGAAGGCTTCACTATTTCCACGGATAGAGAAAGCATTGACATTACTTCTCTGGGAGATCGCTATCGAGGGGTGTCAGCCAGTGCCATTAGTGGTAGCGGCACTGTTGACTGCTTGTTTGAATTTAAGAATGTCACGGGCAAAGAAATTCCCGCTGCCTTGGCTGATCTCATTCAAAAAGTAGAAATTGGCAGTCAGTTTGAAGGAAAGTTCTATTTACTTGCTCCATCGTCTAGTCCACCAAGGGGCTACACGACCATTGAAAGTGCCTATTATCAAGTGAGGGCAATGATTACCAAGTCTGCTTTGACAGTGCAAAGTGATGCCATTGTGGAATGTAGCTTTGATTTTGTCACTACTGGTCAATTCCTTTTCAAAACTGGTGATAACCCTGTTGAAATTACCACCGAAGCCAGCGTTAACATTGGTAATGAAAGCACTTTAGACGAACTAGGCACCCTGCTGGAGATTAACTAATTATGACCGTTCGCATTTCTGAACTTAACGAACTTTCCGTTGATCTCTCACAGTCAGACGTGCTGCCTATTGTTGACATTAGCGCAGCCGAGACTAAGAAAATAGAAATAGGAAGTTTGCTAGAAGTGGGCATTAGTGGTGCCCCTAGCAGCTTCATTGATTTAATCAAGCTTAATCAATCCTCCACGACAAAGCTTGCTGCCACGGCATTTGCTGATACGGGCGTTGCTTCAGGAGTGTACGGAGGAGCAGATACTGTTGCGCAGTTCGTCGTCAATGCGAAAGGGCTAATCACTAGCGCTTCTGGCGTTCCTATTGCCATTGATGTGAGTGGAGTGACTGGCTTGGCTCCAGTGGCCACCAGTGGCACCTATGCGAGCCTCAGCGGGCTTCCAACGCTTGGCACGTTGTCTTCCCAAGATGCAGACAGTGTGGCCATCTCTGGCGGCACTGTGAGCGGAGTTGTACTTGTCACTGGCAACGCAACGATTAGTGGCGGCACGATAAGTGGCATCACGGACATTGCCATTGCTGATGGCGGCACGGGCGCATCTACGGCTTCAGGGGCAAGAACAAATCTTGGCCTTGTTATTGGCACTGACATCCAAGCTTATAGTGCCGTTCTGTCTGGCGTAGCGGCGCAATTCGATGAAGCCGATGAAATCATTTATGCAAGCGCATCAGGCGTAGTTGCTTCCACGCCCTTCACTTCCTTTGCTCGTTCAATTGCTTCTGGAACCACTGCTGCTGAAGTGAGGGCCACGCTTGGCCTAGGAACGCTTGCCACGCAAGACGCAAGCAGCCTTGTCATTTCTGGGGGCACCATTTCAGGCATCACTGATCTTGCTATTACAGAAGGCGGCACGGGAGCTTCCACTGCAGCAGACGCTCGCACTAATCTTGGCCTAGCCATTGGCACGGACGTGCAAGCTTATGATGCTGGCCTCTTGTCCATTGCTGGTCTAACAACTGCCGCAGATCAGCTTCTCTATTTAACGGGCGCCGACACTTATGCCACGTCTCCACTGCCCTCTTATTCAAGAGACTTCTTAGCGAGTGGCAATAGCGCGTCTGATGCCCGCACTGTTCTTGGCCTTGGCACTTTGTCCACTAAAAGCACAGTGTCCTCTGGGGACATTAGTGCTGCAGTGGTTTCAGGCGCCAATATCATGCCAGGTTCACTCACTTTTGATAACTATGGGGCTGGTAGTGTAGTTGAAGCGGCTCTTGCTGATAGTGCCGTCACTGCAGATAAAATTGCCACAAGCGGCGTCACGGCAAGCAAACTAGCGGACAATTCTTCCACCATTGTTGCTCTTGGTGCGCCGATAGACGCTGGTGCATTTATTGGTCAACAATATCAAGACACAGCCACTGACTTCCTTTATGTATGGGACGGTGATTCTTGGGAGCGCATTGCTGCCTTGTCAACAATTGATTTTGTTGATTCCACTCCCATTGCTTTTGCCGTTTCTTATCCAGACAATTATTCGGCAACTGTCACCACCACGCTTGAAGACCAAGCTGCCAATGGTTTCTTTGCTGGACCAGTATCAGGCAACGCTTCTGCACCCACTTTCCGCGCCATTGTTCCTTCCGATTTGCCCATTGCCGCTGACGGCACTGTAGGGGCAGTGGAGCCTGGCACGGGCTTAGCCGTTGATGGCGCCGGTACGCTCAACCATAGCAATTCAGCAATTGCTGGCTCGTATGCAGGAGCTGTGACCATTGATGCACAAGGGCACATTGTTAGTGCCGTGGAAACTTTGCAAGCTTCTGATATTCCCGACTTGGATGCAAGCAAGATTATTAGCGGAAGTTTTGGAAGTTCGTTCTTAGCAGAGAATAGCGTCACTGCTTCTCAACTTGCAGACTATGGCATTGCACAAGTAAGCGAAAGTGCTCCAACGCCTGAATTTGCCGGGCAGTGGTGGATCAATCCTAATGATCGCGCTGCTTATATATGGGTGGGGGAAGTTACTCCCACGCCAAATGGCTATTGGCTAAACCTTGGTTATGGCTCTCCCACCCAAATCAACTTGCGCTTTGGTGGTACTTACAATGCTTCTGGCAATACTGTTGAAAGCATCAACAGCTACGGCGTTGAAGCGGGACTGACTATTGGCCAAGGGCTGTCATCGCCCAACACCAGTAATAATGGCGTTTATTTAATTGTTACGGCCAGCGGCACAGGCACAGCCCCTGCGCCAACAGAGCCACTGGCTATTGGCAACTGGGTGTTGTCCGAAGGCGTCGGCACATCTTGGACAAAGATTAGCCTGTCTAGCGCAGTGGCAGGCGTCAGCGATCAAGACGTGCTGGTAGCAGGCGCAAGCTTGTCTCCCGCAGCTTCTGGCATTGCTTCTCAAGAGGATTTCAACGAAAGCGTATGGCCAAAGGTACAAATTGCTAATAATTCCACGGCAGGCATTGTTCGTGCATCCACGGAAATAGTGGTGGCATCAGGCACTGGCATTATGAGCATTGGCACTGTAGACGATGGATCCTACTAATGGCAATGGGGAAGAGTAAATGGCTCATCAAGCACAGCGTTTTGTCTATGCAGGAAAGGAAATTCCTCCTTACGGCGACGAAGGACAAATCTTAGTCAAGACGGCAAAAGCCTTTTACTACACGGCATGGGACAACGTTGACCACATTTTGAATTCTTCCAATGGCGTGATAGATGAAGGCGAGTATTATTAGCCTTAGAATGTGATAAGTTAATCGCTCCTCTTGATGAGCTGAGCACCTAGGAATTCTTCTCCATGGCATCCACTGTTAAGCATCTTCGTTCGTCCACTGCAAATAAGCGCCCCACTGCTTCTGGACTGGCAGATGGACAATTAGGCATCAACACTGCCTCTGGCACTCCAGGCGTATTTTTCAAGGATAGTGCTGGCACTGTTGTAAAAGTCGGTCCTGCCCATGTGGGCTCAAGTGCTCCCAATGTGTCGCCAGCAGGAAGCGCTGGCAATTCACGAGGAGAACTATGGGTGAATAATAGTGCGACTATTCACGGTCTTAATTATTACACGGGCTCTGCTTTTGTCAACCTCACGCCTTCTGGAACTACTTCTGTTGCTGGCTTAGTTGAGCTTGCAACTGATGCGGAAACGCAAACTGGCACTGACACAATTCGCGCTGTCACGCCGTCTGGCTTGCAAAGCAAAATTAGCGATTCCACTTCTACCACTAGTTCCACCACCATTGCTTCTGCTACTGCCGTAAAGGCGGCTTATGACCTTGCCGATGCGGCATTGCCCAAAAGCGGAGGAAGAGTCACTGGAGCGTTAGAAATCGGCCCTGCAGGAAGTTTAGTCTTTGAAGGAAGCAGCGACAATAGCTTTGAAACCACACTGGCAGTAGTTGATCCTACTGCTGATCGCACTATCACTTTTCCCAACGTAACTGGCAACGTTGTTACTACTGGCGACAGTGGCACTGTTACGAGCACGATGATTGCTAATAGCACCATCGTCAATGCCGACATCAGCGCAAGTGCTGAAATCGCAGTCAGCAAGTTAGCCGATGGAACTGCACGACAACTGCTGCAAACTGACGCGGCAGGTACTGGTGTTGAATGGACTGACAACGTAGATATTCCTGGCACCCTAGACGTAACTGGCGCAACAGTTCTAAGCGGTCGCGTCGGCATTGGCACCACTGACACTGGCGCTCTTGTCAATATCAGCGCCAATACCGCAGAAGATGCTTTGCGTGTCACGCAAACTGGCGCGGGTAACGCTCTTGTGGTTGAAGACAGTGCCAACCCTGACGGCACTCCTTTTGTAATTGATGCAAATGGCCGCGTGGTTCAAGGACACACAACTGCCCTGTCGCTAAACGGCACTGGTGGCACTCCTGTCCAGCAGATACATGCTGCTACGTCCAATCTCTTCGCTGGTGCTTGCTATTCTGCAGTCAACTGGGGTGACACCGTCGCTCCTGCTGGTATTTTTATAGCTAGAGGCCGCTCCGGCGCTATTGGCACCTACACGATTGTTCCAAGCGGTCAAAACCTAGGCGAGCTTCGTTTTGCAGGTGCTGATGGCGTTGATTTTCAAAACGCGGCGGTAATTGGCGTTCAAGTGGATGGCACCCCCAGTGCTGGCATTGTGCCAGGAAGAATTACTTTCGAGACTGCCAACAGTTCTGGAACATTGACGGAACGGATGCGTATCGATAGCTCCGGTCGCGTGGGCATTGGCGCCACGACAAGCTCAGAAATTGGAGTACGTGTTATACAAGACGCAAATGGCGCAGACCTAACAGTTGTTTCGGCAAACTGGACGGCTACAACTGGGACTATCACAAACGTAACAAATTTTAGTGCATCGCGTTCTACGGCTGGCGCGACTATTACTAATTTATATGGTTTTAATGCAGCCAGTAACCTGACCAGTGCTACTAATAATTATGGTTTTTACGGCGACTTGCCATCAGGAACTGGGCGCTGGAACTTCTACGCCAACGGCACTGCTCCTAACTACTTCGCTGGCAATGTGGGCATTGGCACCACTTCTCCCGATGCCCCGCTGCATGTAGCCGGCCTAACTCGATTAAACTCAACCGACACTCCTGCCACTTCAACCACTTCTGCAATTACTCGCACCAGCGCGGGAAATAACGACGGAAATGTTGGCCTTGAATGTGTAGCCAGCACCTCCGCTACTCGACACCACATTTCATTTGTCAACTCCAATGGCATTGTCGGTTCAATTTCTACCAGTGGTTCCGCCACCGCTTACAACACCTCCTCTGACTACCGCCTAAAGGAGAACATCGTTCCACTGACCGGCGCCATTGATCGCCTGCAGCAAATCCCCGTTCACCGTTTCAATTTTATTGCGGACCCCGACACCGTAGTAGATGGCTTCATCGCCCACGAAACAGCGTCAGTAGTGCCTGAGTGCGTCACTGGCGAAAAGGACCAGGTAGACGAAAATGGCAAACCCATCTACCAAGGTATTGACCAGAGCAAGATTGTGCCGCTTCTCACTGCTGCGCTGCAAGAAGCTATTGCTAAGATTGAAGCCCTAGAGGCTCGCATTGTTGCCTTGGAAGCTTGATCTAGTATTTTCTTATGGCAGTAAAAACACGAGGCGGCAGTGCAGCATTAAAGCGCGAGCATAAGGCTGGCCCTCCAAAGTTAACAAAACAGGGCAATGGAAAAAGAAGCAAGCCTAGTCATGGTCGCAAGCTTTTGAAAGGACAAGGGAAGGGTTGACACTTGGTTCTTAAGCAGCTACCCTACGAAAGCCTCGCTTTCTTCCCATGGCTTTTGTCAATACTATTTCCTTTTCCCATCGCTTCTCTGACGAGCAGCCAATTGGCGGCTATTGTTCCTACCAAGAAATCAATCACACTTGTAGTAATGATGATGCCATGGCAGTAGTACGAGCGTTCTATCAATTTATGATGGCTTGTGGCTATGCCCCGTCTAATGCCGTTGATGCAATGACCACCATTGCTGACGAATATGGCACTGCTTATTGCTACGATAGAAAGAAAGAAGAATAGAAACAGTGGCTGATCCTGGGCGTTATGACATAACCATTCACCAAGGGGCCACTTTTGTGCTGCCTGTTCAATATAAAGATAGCACTGGCACGCCTGTTAATATGAGCGGTCACACTGTTAGTGGCACTTTATGGAATAACAATGGCACAAGCAAACTAGCTAATTTCACTACTGAATGGCTAGCACAAGCAAGCGGCTATTTTGAACTAAGCCTTGCGGCATCAGGCACTAGTCTTGTCACTAACCAAGGGCAGTATGATGTGTTGGTAGTTGAGCCAAGTGGAGAGAAATACTATCTCCTAGAAGGCACTGCTTTCTTTAATCCTGGCTTCACCTGGAGAGGTTGATCGTGACACGAGTTATTGTTACTGAACGCAATTCTGTCCAAGTGGTGGAAGTGATTGCTCGTGGCCCTCAAGGACCACCAGGACCACCAACTTTTGGTAGCGGCCTTTTTGTTGATGATGCCGCTAAGATAGACAAAAGCATTGTTTATTACGATGCCGCATCGTCCAGTTATAAGGCAGATGCCATCTGGACCACCTCCACTATTGTTGACGGGGCTAACTTCTAATGGCTAACACTTTAAGGATTAAGCGGCGCGTTGCTGGTGGCGCGGCTGGCGCTCCGTCATCTCTTAAAAACGCAGAGCTAGCCTTTAATGAAGTAGATGATATTCTTTACTATGGTAAAGGCGCTGATGGTAATGGCGATGCCACCACTATTCCTGCCATTGGAGGCATTGGTGCGTTTGTCAATCTGACGGCCAATCAAACTATTACTGGCACAAAAACTTTTGCTGGTACGCTCGTAATGTCGGGCGCCACCATTGATGGCTTTTCCACCACTGGAGGCGTCGTTATTGGCGGCGACTTGACGGTTAATGGCACCACTACGACTGTCAACTCTACGACGGTCAGCGTTGATGATAAAAACATTGAACTTGGCGCTGTTAGTGGCGTGCCCACTGATGCTGGCGCTGATGGTGGCGGTATCACGCTGAAAGGCACCACTGACAAGACTTTCAATTGGGTGGATGCTACTGATGCTTGGACTTCTAGCGAGCACCTTAATCTCGCCAATGGCAAAAGTTACTTTATCAATGGAGCCAATGTACTAAGTGGTTCTGCTGTTGGTGCTGGCGTTACCAGTTCTAGCCTTACTACTGTTGGCACGATTAGTGGCGGTACTTGGCAAGGCACTGCTATAGGCGTTGCCTATGGCGGCACAGGCCAATCAAGTTACACAGACGGACAATTACTCATTGGCAATTCGTCAAACAATTCGCTGTCAAAATCCACGCTTACGGCAGGCTCTGGCATAACCATTACCAATGGCAATGGCACTATCACGCTAGATGCTACAGGAGTCAGTTTCACGGCAGGAGATGGCCTCGACCTCGTAGGCAGCGAACTATCCCTTGATCTCAAGGCCAATGGTGGCTTGGTCATTGAAAGCACCGAGCTAGCCGTTGACTTGGGCGCTTCTAGTATCACTGGCACTCTTGCCATTGCAGACGGCGGCACGGGCGCTACAACGGCCTCTGGCGTGCGAGCTGCGCTTGACTTGGAAGTGGGCGTAGATGTGCAGGCATGGGATGCTGATCTTGACACGCTTTCCACCATGCAAACTGGCGCTCCTGCTGCGCTTGCTTTGCTCACTGCTACGGAAGTGGCCATTCTTGATGGTGCCACTGTCACCCATAGTGAACTGAATGTCATTGATGGTTCCACTGCTGCAACTGCCACTACGCTGGCTCTAGCTGATCGTATGGTCGTGAATGACAATGGAGCAATGGTGCAAGTGGCACTGTCTGATTTGGTAACATTCTTGGAAGATGGAGCCACTTCTGGCTTCGACGTGGACGGCGGAACTTTCTGATGCCTCGTAAAACTAATATCATCATCCGCAATGGCACCACTGTTCCTAGTGGTGCTGATTTCAACGTGGGAGAGCCTGCGTGGGATAAGACAGCGAAGAAGCTATATATCAAAGCAGATGACAATACGATGGCAGAGATTGGGGCCGGAGGTAGTTCTGTCTCCATTGGCACTAGCGCAGCGGATGTGCTTTCTGCAGCAGCAGGAGAAATTACGGCTGATGATGCTGGAGAAGATAAGCTCGTCTTCTGGGACGACAGTGCGAGCAAGCTAACATACCTTACAGTGGGAAGTAACCTGACCATCACTGACACTACCATTGCTGCCACCGGAGGCGGTGGTGGCGGCACTGAACCTTCCAACCCTTTCCTGCTAATGGGAGCTTAAAATGGCAACAACATATAAAGTTTTAGGCCAAAGCGCCCCGAGTGCTGCCACTGACACTGGCCTTTACACAGTGCCAAGTGCAACCAGTGCCGTGGTTTCCACGCTTAGCGTATGCAACCGTGGAGTTTCTACAACATTCCGCGCAGCAGTGCGCCCTGCCGGTGCAACACTTGCCAATCAGCATTACATCGTTTATGACAATGTAGTGAATGCTGGCGACGCAGTATTTCTCACTCTTGGCATTACGCTGGCTGCCACTGATGTGGTCACTGTTCGCGCTGGCACGGCAGACATGTCATTCTCACTATTTGGTTCGGAAATTACATAATGAGCACCCGCCGAGTACAGAGCTCTGCCATTAAGCCACGCACCTTGGGGGCTGAAGTTGCGTCTTGGGCTCGCAATCCTTCGTGGCTGGCCCTTACCGCAGTAAGTGATAGCGAGCAACGTTTTCGGGGATTAGTTGCAGTGTTTCCACAAGGATCATACCTGGCACTCTCTGCTGCTGGTAACTACACCGTTGATTGGGGCGATGGCAGCAGCGAAAACGTAAATACAGGCGTCACGGCATTAAAGCTGTATGACTTTAACGATGCTGACCTAGCCAATACCAATGCGCCAGTAACACTAACTGATTCAGGGGATTTGGTTGAGCGCACGGCACACGGCTATAGCAATGGTATGGAAGTGCGTTTCTATAACATTGTTTCCACCACTGGACTGACAGCAGCACAGACATACTATGTTATCAATGCGACGACAAATAATTTTCAAGTGACGGAAACAGTAGGCGGCTCTGCCATTGCGCTCACTACAAACGGCTCTGCAACCCTACTGCCCTATAAGCAGGCCATTGTTGTTGTTACTCCGCAAGCAGGGCAAAATCTTACTGCGTTTAACTTAAACGTAAAACACACTGCCACGAACTTGCAAACATACGAAACTGGTTGGCTTGACCTGGAGTTTAGCGGCACGCAGCTAACATCATCAGGGCTAACTATTGGCGGCACTAATGTGCGCTTTGCAATGTGCGAACGCGCAGCGATTCGGTCAATCGGTAGCTGCACTAACTTAAGCAATTTGTTCAATGGCTTTCGAAAGCTAAGACAAATTATACTCGGCAATACCGCAGCAGTTACAAGCGTATTTAGCATGTTTAACAGTTGCGTCAGCCTTACCGCTGCGCCTTTTTTTGATACGGCAGCCGTAAATAACACTTCGCAAATGTTCGTTGGTTGTTCATCTTTAACTACAGTTCCGTTATATAACACTGCAGCGGTAGACAATGCAAGCAGCATGTTTAACGGCTGCACATCCCTAACTACCGTTCCGTTGCTTAATTTAATAAGTGTAAATAATGCAAACGAAATGTTTGTTGGCTGCAGGTCTTTAACTAGCGTGCCCTTGTTTAATTTCAAGACTACAGGCACAATATCAATGGCTGGCACATTTGCGGAATGCACATCCTTAACTACTGTGCCGCTATTTAACACTGTAGCGGTGACCAACACGGCCACAATGTTCAGAAACTGTTCTTCGTTGGTTTCTATACCACTTCTTAATCTTGCAGCAGTTACTGATATAAACCAAATGTTTATTAGTTGCGCAGCTTTAGCCAGCGTGCCATTATTTAATATAGGGGCGGTTACAAATGCAAATAATTTTCTTAGGGACTGCAGATCTTTGGTCACCGTACCGTTGTTTAATACCGCAGCAGTGACAAATGCAGGCAGCATGTTTCAGGGGTGCTCTTCCCTGTCTAGCGTGCCAGCACTTAATGTATCTGCCGTTTCTTCCTCAGGAAACTTTGGCTCTATGTTTACCGATTGCGGCTCCTTGTCTCGCATCCAAGCGTCCAATTTTAATTATACTTTCTCTGTTGCCAACTGCAAGCTAGGCGCCACCGAGCTAAATGAGATCTACACAAACCTTCCCGTGGTCGTAGGACAAACCATTACAGTAAGCAACAACGTGGGAACTGCTGGCGACGACCCGACCATCGCCACCGCCAAAGGGTGGACCGTAACCGGCTAAAAAACTATGGACACAAGCGGATTTTACAAGCTTGACGGGAGCCTGCTGTATGGCCCTAACTACGTGCTAAACGCCGACTACGAACTGCGGCGTGAAACTCACGATCAGCCTTCCTACCCCGTTGACGGATGGTACTGGTTCGACACAGAAGAAGAGGCGCGTATTTTCTTTGACTTGCCGCTAGAGCCTGACGCCTTGCAGTTCTAGTCCCGCTGTCGCCAGTCTGACGAATCATCCCGCCTAAACCAGTCGGCAATGTCATCAGGCCCTTCAAATCGTCTCTTGGGCTGACCACCAAGATCTAAAGCATTCAAAAAAGCATCCATGCTTCCTTCAATCATATCTGGATTGACAGCATTCCTATGAGCACGACGAAGCATACTGGCAGCAGTACGATTTGCCTCTCCAAGCTTTTGCGCCCAAATGCGATCTTCCAAGTCAATGGACTGTTGTGTGGCAATTCTATTGCAAATGGTTGACAGTCTTAGGCGGTATGATGTGGAAAGCATGGCCTCTTTTCTTGGCTTGTTCATGATACAAGCAATTAACAAGCCCTCGCTAGACTTTCATTAAAACTAAAGACAATGGGACAAATTATTGCAGGCGGCGAACAGTTTGAAACTCATATAGAAGCTGATCATCGCGGGCGAATCATTCAAAAGGGACCAGACAGTGGCATGTTTGATGCCTTTGCCAGACAGCGTTTTAGTCAGCCCTTCACGGTGTTTGAAAGCATCATGCGCCATGGCAGGCGCACTGATCTATGGGACGAACAGCTAACGGCTAGCGGCACTGTCAACTTTCTTTCCAATGAAAGCTCGCTAGAGCTAAAAACTACCACGGCGTCTGGCGATACAGTGCTAAGGCGATCTAGGAAATACTTTCCCTATCAATCAGGAAAAAGCTTGCTTGTTCTTGCAAGTTTTGTAGGCAATGAGCCAATGGCAGGGCTCGTGCAGGAAGTGGGATATTTTGATAACAATAATGGCATTTTTGTAAGAGCCAATGGCACCACGATTGAACTTGTCATTCGTAGCTTTGTTGATGGAACGGCACAAGAAGACATTGTTCCACAAGTTTCATGGAACATCAATTCTTTCCCATCGCTTGACTTTTCTAAAGCCAACATTTTCGTTGCTGATTTGGAATGGCTAGGTGTGGGACGAGTGAGAGCAGGCTTCGTCGTAGATGGAGAATTCCTATATTGCCATGAATTTAACCATGCCAATATCATTGATAGCGTGTATATGAGCACAGCCATTCTGCCATTGTCTTATCGCATCAATAATTCTTCCTCCATTGCTTCTCCTGCCACGATGAAGCAAGTGTGCAGCACTGTTATCAGCGAAGGAGGCTATCAACCATCAGGGCCTATTTACATTGCGGGCCGTGGAGTTTCTAGTTTTGACAACATTTCCTCTGAGACGATGGTGGCAGCCATTCGTATGACAAGTGGTCGCACTGACAATGTGATTATTCCTTCGCAAGTGGAGGTGAGCTTAGGTGGCAATCCTGCTTCTAATATTGTGGCTCAATGGCGCTTGCGGCTTAATCCCACCATAAGCGGCACTTGGCTTGCGGCGGACAATGGAAGGGGAAATGTGCAAACAATGAGCAGTGGCACATTTAGTGGCGGAACAGTGATTGGCGCTGGTCTAACGGCCTCCAGGGGAGCAGTAGAGTTTTCTCCTGATAGTGGATTGGCCTTGAGCCTTGGTCGCACCATTGATGGCACTAGCGACATCTTGGTGCTTACTGTGCAATGCAGCTCTTCTGAAAATGCAACGGGCTTGCTGGGCTGGAGAGAGCTTGTTTAACGCCCTGCTTGTCTGCGTGAAAAATCAGGATGATGCGGATGGTAGGGGTGTACGCAATGTATGTACATTCGGGAAACCATGGCCAAGCCTGCTGAAAACAAACATAGCCCAACGATGATTTCCATGGCGATTAAAAAGCTTGTTCTATTCTAGGCGCCAAGTAATTCGTAGTTCGCCTCCAAGGGCCTTCACTGCATCGCTGCTGCCTTCTGCGGCTTCATGAATGATCATCACGGAAGGGACAATGGCATCAGGAAGTGGCGTGACTGTAGCTTCTGGAAATAACTCTTGAGCTTTTTCTGCAAGCGCATTAGCTCGTTGTTCGCGCTCTTCGTTTTCCCATTGTTCTACAAGCGTTACCGCCTGCTTATCCACTTCTTCAATCGTGTATTGAACTTTCCATTCTTCCCAGAATGGACGAAGAGTGTCCATGATATTTTTGTAGCCTGGCGCAAATAGCAGCCACGGCCATCTCTTTGCTGCCCATATCCCTGCCTCGTAGCAAGAATAGTAAAAGAACGTTTCAGCGTTCATTGACTTTCTTGCCAAACTGAGCAAAATACAGTGCCTTGCTTGTATAAAGGCAAAATTTTATGAATAAGATCAAAATTTCTACAGCGAACACAGCCAAAAGTTGGCACAAGCTTTTGATTGGGAGCCCATGCTCCAGGCCATCCAAGCGCACTGGCCCCGCCATGAATGCCTATGCCTGCTCGTCCATTGCCAGCTTCTTGATTTTCTAGTTCAATCAAATCGTAAAAAGCCCAGCCATAAGCCAAAAGCGTGCGATCATACATGCCTTTGTCGCCATAAAGAGCATAATCGTTATACAACTTGCCCAGTTTGTATAATCCTGGAGGACAGTCTGATTTTTGTATTCTCCATTCATAATCACTATATTGTCCACGAGCTAAACAAGGAATCTCCCATAGAAGCTTCCCTTCAAAAGAAAATGCTTTCATGGTTTCTATGATGTCATTGACAATCAAATGGGAGTCGCCTTTCTTGAAGCCAAAGTCTTGCGGGCGCTTTTTAGGACCAACCATGGTAATTTTTGTGCTTTCAGGCGCATATTGTTTCATTAGCCTACTAAGCTTTGCTGGATAGTCAGGGTCTGTTGCATAGCCCTGTTCTTTCAGCATTCGCGCAGCAGCGTAACGATTAGGCGCATTATTCACGCCCTTGAATTGCTTATAGTCTTTGTACCAGCGTGTGACTAGGTATTCAACGCAAGCAGCGATGGAGGGAAAGTTAATAAAGCCAGTGTTAATTGTCACCCACTTTCCATCGTAAAACTCTTTCGTGCTTACGCTAGAGCCATTCCCTTTGAGTCCTGCAAAATTGTTCTTTCCAGAGAAGTGTTTGCCAAAACCACTTTCCAGCGCCCATTGCGAGGCAACAAGCTCAGGAAAACGAGCCCCCACGCGACGAGCATGGGAGCTAATGCCTTCCCAGGAATTGGCAATGTCAGCCATGATGGCTTACTTTTTAGCGCTGCCCACGCGGAAGATGGTTTGCAGACCATCAAGGATCAGTTGCAAAACGTTGTTGCTCTTCCAAGGCGAGTATTCAATGAGCTGGTCTAGGGCAGCAACGATGATGCCACCAACGATAAACCATTCAACGGGATCCACGGCAATAAAGCGAAGGTACTATAAGCCTAGCGACTGATTTCCAGCTCGCGCACGCGCACTTCCAAATTCTTAATGTTTTCCGTGAGGGTGCCAAGCTTTTCCGTGATATTTTCCACTTGTGAAGTGATCTTCACTTGCTGATGGCCAATGCTCATCATCATTCCCCCAGTTGCGAGAAGCATACCAGCAGTAATGCTTACAGCCAAATTTGCAAGCTTATCCTGCCATGATTCCATTGGTGATAAATGATAATGTTTTCCTCATTCTAGGCAATCACTATTCCTCCATTGGCCGTTTAGGCTATGAGCAGGACAATTAAAGAATGCCATGGGGATGAGAAATGGACCAGATGATCTTCTCCATTCACTCACTGAATTACGCCCTGGCGAAGCTAAGCGCCGTTATCGCAAAAGCATCTTTGAAGACTTTCCAACTAAAGGACCATTTGGCCATTGTGCCTGTGCCTATTGCGGAGCGTGGGGCGAGAAACTGACCATTGATCACATTGTTCCTAAAAGCAAAGGCGGACCACACTTTGCAAAATGGAACAACATACCTTCGTGCTTGGATTGCAATGCAGACAAGGGAAGCCTGTCATTGTTTGAATGGTGGAGGCCGCAAGAATTCTGGACGCAACAGCGAGAAGAAGCCTTGCTTGCTTGGGTGTATGCGCATAGTTTTGTCAGCGCCCACACTGAACTAGGTAGCTGGGAGCAATGGATGGAAGACACTCAGCGCATCTTGCCAGTGCATGAACAGCCAAAAGAAAAGGCAGCCTTTATGCCGCCTTCGTTAATTTTGAAGCTAGTTAGTTGATGGGCTGAAATATGCTTTCCGACGGACCAGTGCGCACTCCTGGCAATGGACAGAAGCCATCAGGGCAGCCACTAATCATATAGTCATCAGGATCGTAAGCGCCCACTTCCTCTAAGAGCATTGCCTTAACGGCCTCGTAATTAGCCGCGTGTTTTGCTTCTTCGCTTTCAATGGTGGCAATCAAACGATTGAGATACCACTGTGCCTTTTGAAGCGATTCCACGCCTCCTTTCGCTTCATAGCGCCAAACATACTTCATCACATTGGCTTTCAATGAGCCCTTAAAGGCTTCTGCGCTCATAGAGGCTTCAATGGCATCAATACATTCAATGGTGCCTTGATAGTGCGGAGGATGATTAACGAAGTCGGTCATGATCAGAATTGATAGTTGTTTGCTTCAAAAGCAGCAAATGCTTCGGGCGCTACAGGACGACCGAGTTCAAGCAAGGCTTTGGCATAGGCAACAATTTCCCCTTGGGCGCCATGGCCAATGCGCAAGGAAATGAAATGAAAGAGAGCCTGGAGAGAGCAGGTCCAAACAAAGCTCGTATAAAGAGCAGAAGGAAGAATGGCTCGTGCCTGCTCCTTGCACACGCCTGCCAGTAGAAGCCCTTCATAGGCTTCTGTGGCCGCGTACAAGGCCGCGCAATAGTATTGCAGGGCTAAGTCTGTATAGTCTGTTTCAGCCTCCGACAGAGGCTTCCCAGCGGCCTGGCGATTGTCTTCGCTCTGCTGATAGAAAACACTAGGGCAATAGAATTCTGCATCTTCTGCTGAACAGTAGCGAAAACTCTTCTCGTTCCAGCCCAGTTGATCATCAACGAAAGTTGATGCCACTGTATGCTTCCACCACTGCCTGGCAATGAACAATGGTGCCTTTACTTGCCACTTAAACACCACGCCTCTAAAAGGAGAAGTGTGATGATGCTTGGCTAAGTAATTAAGAAGCTTGCCATCTTTTTCTTCCCATTGTTCCTTTCTGTTGTCAAAGCTTTGACGAGCATCATTCACAATGGAAAGACTGTTGCCCATGGAATCAATTAGTGCTACGGTGCTTTTACCGTCGCCCAATGGATCAAGAGAAGGAAAGGTCATTTGTCAGAAGAACTTTGGCCAATTAATGCGCGAAAAGTGAAGGCCAAGAGCCACCACTGCGGGAAAGTCAGAAAGAACGATGGGAAAAGAAAGGCGGCACAAAGGCTTAGTAACCAGCCATTAAGAGCAGAACCAATCGCAGCAGTGAGCAACAGGCCAAAAAGCTCGCCCCATTTCTCGGCGGCAGTCTTTTCAGGAGGAAGCATTTTCCTCCTCTTTGCGGACTGTCTCAATGGCTGCATAAGTGCTGTTGCGGCTGAGCAGCATCTCCACGCCAATCAAATGTGCCAATAGGCCAATGTCATGAGCATACTTTTTAAGCTCTGCTTCTGAGGATCCTGCAGGCTCAAGGCTGTTGATCAATGCTGGCATTGCGGACATTGCCGCGTCGTTAATGTACCATTTGTCGTCTTCTAAAGAAGGCATGGCTTAAGGGAAAGGCTCGCTCATCATAGTAGCTTCAGTGCTTTTCGGCAAGCCGTCCACGGTTTTTCGGCTCTCCCCCGTCGTCATTTCCTTGTCGTTCGCCATTCGCGAATAGCATATGCAAAGAGACGATAGAACCATGAGCTTTGTAATTCCTGCCCAGTTCGCCTACAATGGCAAAAACTATGCCGTTCACATGGGGCCTTTCAACCATTCAGCCGAGCGCGAATTTGCTCTTACTGTTAATCGCCGTGCCATTGATGATTGCAGCAGTCTGGAGCAGCTAAAGCCAGTGGCTAAGAACCTCTTGGAAGGATGGTCGTCTTTGCAAACTGCTTTTCAAAGCCTCATGCTTGAAAACATTCAACTCAGACAAGCCCTGGATAAGCGCAATGTGGATTTGCAAGCGGCAGAAGAAATTGTCAATGAAGCTTCTGCTTTGATTGAAGCTATGCAGAAGCAGAACGCAAATGGGCAGCAATCATGGCAAGCCATTCGGAGTCTTTTGCCATGGTAGCCGTGAGCAAGAAAATTGTCCAGCCGCTTGTATAAGCAAGATTATATTTACGACAGTCTCGTTCATAACCAGAGCCTGTCACGTGACGACCACGGTTATATACACCGCCTTGTATTTCAATGCCCGTTTTAGAAGACAAGTGAGCAAAATCTAGACGATAACGCTTAGATCGTTTGCTTTTTGCATAGCGCTCTTGATAATCTTTTTCCCACGCATCAATATTAGAAAATTCTCTTTCAAGAACTAACTGAGGATAATGAGCTTGCCAAAGACTGAGAAACTGATCTTCAAGAGCGCTCAAAGGCTAGACAGCAGCTAGATGCACCCTAGCACCTTGGTTCTGATAGGCGCCCGTGTATGCCTGTTCTACGCTGCTTGACAGTTCGTAAAGCATAATTTGCACGATGCCTTCATTGGCATATATGCGCACTGGAAAGGGCGATGGATTGGCAATGTGCATGGTTAAATAGCCGCTCCATCCAGGCTCAATTGGCGTGACATTGATAATCACGCCGCAACGTGCATAAGTGCTTTTTCCATCGCACAGTCCAATGATATTGGCTGGCATGGTAATTAGTTCAAGGCTTGTACCAAGAGCAAAACTGAAAGGGGAAAGTTCAAAATAAGAACTGCCTTGATGGTGAATGAGAGCCTCTTCATAAGGAATGGTAGGGTCTGCAAGCTTGGGGTCTAGCGTGGCATTAGCCCTTTGTGTGTAACCGCCAGTGAAAGTGAGAAATTGTCTTGGGGAAAGGCGAATGTCATATCCTGCCTGGGAAAGACCATAAGAAATAGCTTTTGTGCCATTGTCTAGCTTTCTCCGCTTTTCACCCACATAGGGCTGGAAAATGTCTAGCTCAGCAAGTGCAGAAATTTCTTTGTCAGTGAGAAGAGCCATGGTTCGGAAGATTAACGATGAAGGTATCCAGCAAGTGCAAAGCTAATTGCAAGGCAAATTAGAAAAACAGTCAAATTGTTCATAAAGCAAGAAAGGGCACCGAAGTGCCCATTGTCGTGACGATGATCAGAACAAATCGTCTGCAGAGGCGGAACCAGTCGCTTCACCGTCATTCACCCAAAAAGACGCATAGGCGACGGGCGAGTCTTGCTGGCCTTTGACTTTGATGGGACCAGTGTGCGTAGGTGAACGCTCTGAAGTACCACGAGTGTTGGGCCAGACAGCAATTTCAAGCGTGTAATGACCGCGCTCGTTGGCTCCTGCTTTTTTCATTGCGCCGAGCAATTCGGCTGTAAGTTCCAAAGTACCTTTGAAAGTGGGGCGATTAGCCATGGGGCGTCTCTCCGTAGGAGGATTAGTGTTGGTTGCCCATGTGGGCTTGATCATCTTACCCCCTATCCTCCGTAAGTGCAAACGCCTTGCCCCCTGGGTAGCAAGCCTTGAAATACCTCTTAACAGTGTCGTGCATGATGCGCTGCTGGCTGATCAGTTCAAAGCCGTCAAGATGCACCAGTTGTAGCGATGGCTCCACTTCTTTGTTTTCAGGATCGTAGCAGGCAATCACACACCAGGCTTCTTCAATGGGACAGGAATAGAGCTGTTCGGCGGCCATGGCATACGCGCCAAGTTGTCGCTTGTAATCCGCCAATTGGTAATCAGGCTTTTCCTTGTAGCTGGTTTTCCAATCGACGAGAGCCACTGTCCCATCGCCCATTGCTGCCACCATATCTAACGTGCCCGAGAAACCAAGCTTGTCTTCTTCATGCCACCATGCCACAGCACTTTCCACTAACACTGGCGAAGCAATGCCTTCAAGAAATGGCTCGACAGCTTCGTAATAGGGCTTCCAATCAGGAGCCCTGTCTAAATGGTGCTCAATGTCTTCGCCTTTGAAATGCTCTTCAATGACACCGTGCATCCATGTGCCACGATTGGCTGCAAGCCTGGTGCGACGCTTTGCTTCTTCTTCTCCCACACGCTTCCGCCAATTGATGAGAGCCATGATTTTCCCCACAGGAGCCATGGAGGAAAGCACAGTGGTCACTGATGGCAAAAGCATTCCCTGAGGCACATTAGGAAAGTCCACGCACTGATAGTGCCTTTTTCCATTGAGGCTAATGCGACGTGGCTCATAGTGCTGCAGGGAAGGCATGGAAAGGGCTTCAAGAGCAAGATCGTAACAAGCCATTGTCGCCCATTGTCACTTTTCTGTCAAATGAAACGATCTAACTTGCCTTGCCACAACGAAGGACGAATCTTGCCAGAATCACGATCCCAGCAAGCTTTGCAATCAGGACACTGGTAAGCCACAGTACGGTCCCGGTCACGGTCGTAAATGCCCAGCACTCTTGAAAAGAATTTTGCATTGCCAAAGTGATGCCTGCTTTCTTCTGGAATGCGCTTTTCGTGCCATAAGCTTCCACACTTAGGACAATTAGCAATAAGTGAAAGGTCAATCATTGGTCGAAATCAAACAACGTTTCAAAGAGCAAA